CACCCTCCGCGCCACCCCCCGCCCCGAAAGTCGAGGACAAAGCCGTCCAGGAAGCCGCGGCGGACGCGGCCCGGCGTCGAAAGCTCGGGAAAGGGTATCGCTCGACGATCCTGGGATCGACCATGCTCGCGCCAGACAGCCCGGCGTTGGGCGAGACGCTGGGGTCCTGAGCCATGCCCATCCACGGCCCGGACATCATCGCGCAGTACAACCGGAAGAAGCAGGGCGAATGGGCGGCCCATGCCCCCCGGTGGGAGCAGATGGCCCCGTACCTCGCCCCGTCCCGTGTCGGCATCCTGACCCAGGCGACGCCGGGGGCCACGAAGCAGACGACGGGGGTCTACGACTCGACCACGCTCTTGGCCGCGGAAACGCTGGCCATGTTCATCGCCGGGCACACGATCAATCCAGCGCAGCGGTGGTTCGATTACCGGCTCCGGGACGAGCGGATCGGGGCGCTCGACGAGGTCCAAGAGTGGATGCAGGAGTGCCGGGATCTGACCCTCACGCGGGTCGCGTCGAGCCCCTTCTACGGCGAGGCCCCCGAGGCGTTGGTGGATTATGGGGGGTTCGGCACGGGGTTCCTCCTCTGTGAAGAGGCCCCGCAGCCGGTCAATCGGGTAGTCTCGGGGTTCCGGGGGTTCTACTTCCATGCCGAGAAGACCGGCCGGTTCCTGATCGACGAAGGCCCGGATGGGTTGGTGGATACCGCGTTCCGGGAATTCACCCTCACGGCCCGACGGGCGCACGACCAATGGCCCCCCGGGCATGACCGGCATACCGGCCATGGGGTGTCCGAGGCGATCCAGCGGGCGGTCCGTGAAGGCCAGCCCGACCGGACCTTCCAGTTCCTCCATGCGATCTATCCACGGCCGAAAGCCGACCGCTCCGCCGGGGCGCGGGGGATGCCGTGGATGTCGGTGTGGCTGGAGATCGCCGCCAAGCACATCGTGCATGAAAGCGGCTACCAGTCGTTTCCGGCCGCGGTGCCGCGCTACCATAAGACACCGGGTGAGGTCTATGGTCGAGGCCGAGGGGACATTGCCTTCCCGGATACCTGGACGCTCAATACCGCGAAGCGGATGGGCTTTGAAGACTGGGCCTTGAAGATCCGCCCCCCGATCTTCACACGCTCGGATTCGGTGATCGGGAGCCTGCGGATTACGCCCGCGGGATGGAACTCGATCAACACCCACGGGATGCCGATTCGAGACGTGGCGATGCCGTGGGAGACCGGGAGCCGGCCGGAGGTCAGCCAGATCAAGGAAGACGAACTCCGCCGGAGCATCAGGGAAATCTTCTACGTGGACGCCATCCGGCAGCTGCTCCAAGTCGAAAAGTCCGAAATGACGGCGTTCGAGTTCGCCAAGAAGCTGGAACTCCTCTTCCGCCTTTTGGGCCCGGTCTACGGGCGCATGGAGTGGGAGTTCCTGCATCGGGTCGTCGATACGACCTTCGCCCTCCAGCTCGAAGCCGGGGCCCTGCCCCCGCCGCCGCCAGCGGTGTTCGAGTCCGACGGGCAGATCGACATTGCCTTCCAGAACCCGATCTTGCGGGCGCAGCGGGCGGGGGATGCCGAGGCCCTCGTCCTGGCGATCAGTGATCTCGCGCCGCTGGCGCAGCAGTTCCCCCAGATGCTCGACCGTCTGGACACCGACGCGATGGTCAGCGGGCTCCTGACGCTCCGTGGGGTGCCCGCGAAGTGGCAGCGGAATGACACGCAAATGCAACAACTCCGCGCCGAGCGGGCGAAGGTCGATCAGCAAGAGAATGCCCTCGCCCAGGCGGAGCAGGCGGCGAGCGCTGCCGGGAAGGCCGCGCCGATGCTGAAGATGATGCAGGGCGGCATGGCGGGGCAGGCGGCGTGAGAAGCCTTCGGCGGTGGCTGCCTGCGAAGTGGCGGCCCCGGGACCCCCAGTTGGCCCAGGCGTACCACGCGACGTTTGCCACCCCGATGGGGCAACTGGTCCTCCAGGACCTCCTGGATGGCGTCTACTGTACCGTGTACGAAGGCATCGAGCCCCAAGCGGCGGTGATCCTCAACGCCCGGCGGGCGGTGGTGCAGGAGATCCTCATGAACATCGACCACGGGGAGCATCCCGACAAGTACCAGGCCCCCGAGTCATCCCCCCACACCCAGGAGGCGCCGTATGCTCGATGAGGCCCTGCTCGCCCAACTGACCCCAGAGATGACCGTCGAGGTGGATGGGAAGCCCATGCCGCTCCGGGATACCCCGTTTCTGCGCGAAGCGAAGGACTTCCCCTCGTTCGTCAAGGGGGCGTATGACGCCCATCGAGAAGTCGGCGCCCGCATCCCGGTCAAAGCCTCGACCCCCGAAGGGGTCGCGGAGTGGCGGAAGACCCATCTCCCGACGCTGTACAAAGCCGGGCTCCTCGACACCCCCCCGGCGTCCCCAAAGGACTACGGCGTCGTCAAGCCCGAAAACATGCCGCCTGGGTTGTCGTGGGACGATGCCCGTGCGGAGAAGTACGCGGGCATCCTGCATAAGTACGGGGTGCCGGCGGCGATTGTCCCGGAACTGATGGCGCTCCACGTCGAGGCCCTCGCGGGCGCCAACACGGCGCTCACGACCTCGATGGAGGCCGGGATGGCGGCCCTCCGCACGGAGCACGGCGACAAGCTGGACGAGCGGATCGCGCAGGTCAAACGGCTCACCTCGGAGATGTTCAAGACGCCTGAGGAGTTGGCGTTCGCCGAGCGCACGGGGCTGGCGAATCACCCGCTCTACCTCGCGCCCTTGCTCCGCCTCGCCCCCTTGCTGGCGCAGGCTTCCAGCGTGCTCGCGGGCACCGGAGACGGCGGGGTGGGCACGGGGGCCTCAGCGGAAGCCGTCCGCGCGGAGGTGTCGGACATCATGGGCAACCCACAGAATCCCAAGTACGCGGGCTATCGGGCTGGCAACGAGGAGGTCCTCGCCTACGTGGACGCGCTCTATAAGAAAGCCTACGGCGAGGGCAAGGTGGAGATCAGCTGATGGCGACCTATCAGGGGTTGGATGTGGACCACCCCCGGATCGTCGAGGCCATCCGGGTGCTCGCCGGGCAGCGGAAGACGCCGGAACAGATTGCGAAAGTGGTCGGGATGCCGTATGAAGTAGTGCAGAAGCACCTTCGGGAGACCCCGAAGGGCAAGTAGGCCGGGCAGCCTTACAGCGGGTCCGGCCAGTCGAGGCTGTCGCAGGGCGCGGCGTTCCGCGCAAGGATGGGTCCGCCACTGGGCGGGCAGCCCACCGTCATGCTGTGGCTGTGTGTTCCATGACGGAGGACCTGCTCCATGTCCGTATACATCGACCAGACTTGGGCGTACAAGTTCCATGACCTGATTCTCACGACCTTCCAGCAGGACGAGATGTTGATCGCCAACAAGCTCGACCCGCGGATGGTGCATCGCAACATCGGGGCGATGACCGACTATCACGAGCGGTTGGGCAACGTGATGGCCAACGATGTGGTCTCTCCCTTCGGGCAGACCGTGCGCCTCAACCCGGAGTCCTCGCGGCGTGCCGTCACGCTGCAATCGTCCGATGCCACGGTGGGCATCTCGGATGAGCACACCCTGCGGTCGATGGTCAACCCGCAGTCGCCGTACACCTACACCATCCTCTCGGCGCTCCGTCGGCGTGCGGACAAGCACGTCATCGATGCGCTCCTGGGGTCGGCCACCACGGCAGCGGTGACGGCGGGCAGTGGGCTCATCACCCATGGTACCCAGGCGCTCCCGTCCGCGCGGAAGATCGGCGGGGCCTCAGCGATGGACCTGGCCCGCATCATCAACGCCAACGAGCTGCTGTCCAAGGCCGGGGTCCCCAGCGGGGCCGGGCAGCGGATCATGCTCTACGGCCCCGGGCAGTTGCGGGACATCCTGGGGATCACGCAGGCGTCCAGTTCGGACTTCACACGGAACCAGATTCACGATCGCGGCACCATCAACGGCGTGCGGTGGGAAGGGTTCGACTGGCTGGAGATCGCGGATGTGGTCCGCGAAGACGCCTCCACCATCCTCCAGCGGATGCTGCCGCTGGCCTCGACCACACGCTCCTGCATCGCGTTCCACACCGGCAGCGTCGGCATCTCGTGGGGCAAGGACATCACGACCGTGCCGTCCATCCGGCACGACCTCAACGACTCCATCCAGGTCCGCAGCGCGATGGCGCTGGGTTCGACCCGGGTGTGGGAAGGTGGGGTGGTCCAGTGCGACGCCTTGGAAAATTGAAGTAAATCAGCTACTTACACGGCATGGACATGGTTTCTCTGGGCTGGGTGGCGGGGTTCCTGGAAGGGGAAGGCTACTTCTCAGGTCGTGGGAAGAGTCGGACCTGCCCCGGTATCTCCGCTGCTCAAGTTCAGCGGGAACCACTCGACCGCATGGTCAAGGTCTGTGGCGGCAAGGTAAACGGCCCGTATGGCGGGAAGCAGAAGAACCACACCCCGGCGTATCGGTGGGATTTGGGTGGTACGCCTGCGGTTGCCCTGATGATGACGCTGTTCGGCCTCATGTCGCCCAAACGCAAAGAGGCCATCAGGGCGACCCTGGCGGTGTGGCGCGCAGCGCCGGGGAACCCGGCAACATGGCGTGCGCGTGG